TGCTGTTAAAGATATACGAGAGAGCATTGAGTTTGTAGAATCATTTGATAATGTTGTTCTTTGTTTTGATAATGATAAAGCTGGTATTGAATCTGCAAGACAAGTAGCTAGAATACTTAAGCCAAGTAAAGCTAAGATAATAAATTTACCTAACGGATATAAAGATGCTAACGAGATGTTAGCTAAGAAAAAGTTTCAAGAGTTTTCTACTGCATGGTGGGAAGCCAAGACTTATACACCATCTGGTATTATGGAGTTAGCTAGTAAGAAAGATGAATGGTTAAACAGAGAAGAGAAAGAAAGTATTGCATATCCTTGGGAAGGTTTAAACAAGAAGTTATATGGTATGCGTAAAGGAGAACTTGTAACTCTTACTGGTGGTACAGGACTTGGTAAATCTAGTGTGACTAGAGAACTTGAGCATCATCTCATAAAGAATACAAAAGATAATGTAGGTATCATAGCACTAGAAGAAAACTGGTTGAGAACTGCAGATGGTATTGTGTCTATCGAAGCTAATGATAGAATATATTTATCAGAGAAACGAGCTAAGTATACAGATGAAGAACTAAATACTTTATTTGATAATGCAATAGAAGAGGGGAGAGTTTATATTCATGCACATTTAGGAGCAACAGATATTGATGAGATATTTTCTAAGTTAAGATATATCATTGTTGGTTGTCAATGTGACTGGGTGGTGGTTGACCACTTACACATGCTTGTAAATGTGTTGACAGAGGGAGATGAGAGAAGAGGTATCGACATGCTAATGAATAGACTTCGTAGTCTGGTAGAGGAAACTGGTGTGGGTATGATACTGGTATCGCATTTGCGTAGGGCATCTGGCGATAGAGGACACGAGAAAGGTATACAGGTATCTCTATCTCATCTCAAGGGTTCACAAGGTATAGCACAATTATCTGATTGTGTTATAGCACTAGAGAGAAATCAACAAGCAGAGAATCCAGATGAAGCTAACATAACTAAAGTAAGAGTGCTGAAGTCAAGATATACAGGGGATACTGGAATGGCTTGTAGTTTAAAATATGATATTGATACTGGTAGATTACATGAAATAACAGGGGAGGAAACATTTGACAATGAAGCTGATTTTTGATATAGAAACTGATGACCTAGATGCTACAAAAGTTTGGTGTATTGTAGCAAAAGAATTAGATGGTAAGTCTTATAGATTTACACCAGATGAAATAGAAGATGGTATAAAACTATTACAAGATGCAGACACTTTGATAGGACATAACATCATAGGTTTTGACTTACCGGTTCTTGGTAATCTTTACAACTTTAAATACAAAGGAGAAATTATAGATACTTTAGTTATGTCAAGACTTTACAATCCAGTTAGAGAGAATGGACATAGCCTTAAGACTTGGGGATATAGATTAGGAATACCTAAACAAGAACAACCAGAGTTTGAAAGTTATACTCCGGCTATGTTAAATTACTGTGAGCAAGATGTAATATTAAATGAAGCTGTATATAAATATTTATTGGATGAGGGTACAGGTTTTAGTAAACAATCATTTGATTTAGAACAAAAAACTTCAGCGATTATTAGAGAACAAGAGAGGACAGGTTTTTATTTTGATAGTAAACAAGCCATGACTTTACTTGCTGAACTTAATCAAAACAAAGCAGATGTAGAAGATGAAGTACAAAAAACATTTAAGCCTAAATGGGTAGAAGATAAGATGGTACTACCCTACACTAATAAGAATGGAGAGTTAAGTAAGAGAGGACTTACAGATGATGAGTATGAAAATATTCTTATGTCTGGTAACAGAGAACCTTTTATGCGTAGAAAGTTAGTTGACTTTAATTTAGGTAGTCGTAAACAAATAGGAGAGTATCTTATAGACTTTGGTTGGAAACCAGAAAAGTTTACTCCTACTGGACAACCTATTGTAGATGAAGGAACACTTAAAAAGATTACTCATATCAAAGAGGCTAAACTAATAGCTGATTATTTATTGTATCAGAAAAGAATAGCACAGGTCTCATCTTGGATTGATGAATTAAAAGATGACAGAGTTTATGGTAGAGTTATACCTAATGGAACTATTACAGGTCGAATGACCCATAGAAACCCTAACATGGCTCAAGTTCCAAACTTGGGTAGTCCTTATGGTAAAGAGTGTCGTGCTTGTTGGACTGTTCCAGAAGGATATAAACTTGTAGGTATAGATGCTAGTGGACTAGAGTTAAGAATGTTAGCACACTATATGAATGATGCTGATTACATTGAAGAGGTAGTCAATGGCGATATACATTCTACTAATCAAGAACTAGCTGGTCTTAAAACTAGAGACCAAGCTAAGACATTTATTTATGCTTTAGTATATGGAGCTGGTGATGCCAAGATAGGTAAGATAATAAACGGAGACATTAAAAAAGGTAAAGCATTACGAGAAAGATTCTTCCGTAATTTACCGGCTCTAAAAAAGTTAAGAGATAGAGTACAACAAGCTTCTAATCGTGGATTCCTAAAAGGTATAGATGGTAGGAAGATATATGTAAGGAGTCAACATGCTTCTTTAAATACACTATTACAAGGATGTGGTGCTATTGTAATGAAACAAGCTATGGTAAACTTATATGAACTAATCAAACTTAATACAGTAGATGCTCAGTTTGTAGCTAACATACATGATGAGTGGCAACTACAAGTCAAAGAATCTCAAGCAGATTATATTGGCAGACTAGGTGTTGAGTCAATAGAAAAAGTAACAGAGCAGTTTAACATGAGATGTGATTTAACTGGTCAATATAAAGTAGGAGGTAATTGGAGTGAAACCCACTAAAAAAGATAGAAAAAAGTTTGACCTTGATTTAGAATATGGTCAGATAAGAGAAGATAAAATAGCAGATATGCTTAATAATAAAAAGATAGAAGTTAAGTCTGAAAGAGGTATGTGGATGAAGACAGGTAATATTTGTATTGAGTATGAATCTTATGGTAAACCCTCTGGTATTATTACAACTGAAGCAGACTTTTGGTTTCATAATCTTTGTATTGATGATGACATATTCTGTACCTTTATATTTGATGTACCAAAACTAAAACAACTTATAGATAAATTAGATTTTAAAAAATCTGTATGTGGTGGAGACCATAAAGCAAGTAAGATGTGGTTAGTAAATATTAGAAAATTATTTACATCTGATGTATTTAAAACATTTAAGGACCTAAAAAATGACTAAACCACTTGACAAAACTAAATTAGATAAGTATAATAAATTTACATCCGAGTCCGGACATTGGTATTCTCTTGAGGGAGAACCTATGTATACTATCATAGGGGCTAATGGTAAAGAAAGAAATACTACATTAAGGGATGCTAAAAGTATAGGACTTGTTCCTTCCGTTACTACTATTCTCGGTATGGTTGCAAAACCAGCACTAGAAAACTGGAAGATAACTCAAGCTATAAAATCTGCAGCTACTTTAGACATAGGAGATGAAGAGTCTATGGATTCTTTTGTGTATAGATGTAAGGCTGATGCAAAACAGATTGGTTCAAAAGCTGCAAAAGAAGGAACTAAAATACATGCACAAATAGAGAAAGGATTTCTTGGCAAAGGTAAATCTAAACCTTACAAGATTATTCAATCATGGTTGGATAAAAACTTTCCTAATGAAGATTGGATAGCAGAAGATTCTTTTTGTGCTAATCAAGGTTATGGTGGTAAGATAGACTTGTATTCTAAGTCAGGGATATTTGTGGACTTTAAAACTAAAGATAACCTTGAGGGTAAAGAACCTAGTAAATTAGTTTATGATGAACATGGTATGCAACTATCAGCGTATGCTCAAGGTTGTAACATAGATGACCCTACAAGAGTTTCTATCTTTGTAGATAGAGCAGATACAAGTATAGTTCTTTGTCATATATGGGATAAAGAATCACACGAGAAACATAAACAAATGTTTAATAGTATATTAAAATATTGGCAACTGGTAAAGAATTATGAATGGCAAGAAATCTAAACTAATAAGAAGAAAAGCAGAGGAAAGATTATTAGATTGGTTAAGAACCATGACACCAGATGGAGAAGATAAATCTAGAATTAACAGAAAAAATTTACATGAGTTTCTTCCTGAACAAACACACATCTTTGCTAATAATAAATTTATGATTAGTGCGTACAGTTTAAGATGGTTTTATAAACAAACAAAAAAAGAATATTATGAAAAAAAGAATTAATTATAAATTTAATGAAGATAAAATTCTTAATGTTATTAAATCATATATAGATGAAACTTATACTCAACATTATGCTAATGGTAAATATCAAGCTACTGATATGATAATAGATGCCGGACATGGAGAGGGTTTTACTGTTGGTAATATTATGAAGTATGCTATGCGATATGGAAAGAAAGATAATAAAAAAGCAGAACTATATAAGATAATACATTATTCAATTATAGCATTATATTTAGAGGAAACAAATGGTAGAAGATAAAATAGGAACTAAAAGTTATTTAGGAATTATAATAGACTATGACAAAGAAAAAAACTTTGATAAGTTTAGTATAGATACTCTCAAAGATAGATATTTTTGGGATAATGAAACTCATGCACAGGAGGCTTTTGCAAGAGCTGCAGTTTTCGGTGCAACATTTAAAGGAGAAACAGATTATGTATTGGCTCAAAGACTTTATAATTACAGTTCCGACTGTTGGTTCATGTTTAGCACTCCTATTCTTAGTAACGGGGGAACTACTCGTGGGCTACCTATCTCTTGCTTTCTTAATTATGTACCTGATAGCCGGACTGGTTTATCTACTCATTATGATGAGAATATATGGTTGGCAAGTTCAGGTGGGGGCATCGGTGGATATTGGGGAGATGTTAGGAGTAATGGTATATCTACTACTCATGGCTCTAGGTCAACTGGCTCTATTCCTTTCATGCATGTAGTTGATTCTCAAATGTTAGCTTTTAATCAAGGCACAACTAGAAGAGGTTCTTATGCTGCATACATGGATGTAAGTCATCCAGAGATTGAAGAGTTTATTAACATTAGAAAAGAATCTGGTGGAGATATAAATAGAAAGTGTTTAAACTTACACAATGGAGTAAACATTACAAACAATTTTTTAGATGCTGTAAAGAATGATGAAGATTGGAGATTGATTGACCCTAAAACTAATGAGGCAGTTAAGACTATTAATGCTAGAGATTTATGGTTTCAAATAATAAATGCTCGTGCTGAAACAGGAGAACCTTACATGGTTAATATTGATACCTGTAATGATGCATTACCTAAACAACAAAAAGATTTAGGATTAGAAATAAAACAAAGCAACTTATGTTCTGAAATTACATTACCAACTAATGAAGAAAGAACAGCAGTCTGTTGTTTGTCATCTGTTAATTTAGAACACTTTGATAAATGGTCTAAAGATAAAAACTTTATATCAGATTTAATAACTATGCTTGATAATATAATAGAACATTATATAGAGAATGCAGTAGATACATCACAACTAGGAGGATATAGTGCAAATTACAATAGATTTAACAAATATATTAAAGAAGGTAAAGAAGGATATAATAAATCTGCCTATTCGGCATATAGAGAAAGGAGTCTCGGATTGGGTGCAATGGGTTTTCATGCATATTTACAATCTAAAAACATACCTTTCGATGGTATTTTTGCGACTGGATTTAACCACAAAGCTTTCAAACATATTAAATCCAAAGCTATACAAGCTACTAAAGAGTTGTCTATCAATAGGGGTGAAGCTCCTGACATACATGGTTCAAATCGTAGAAACGCTAACTTACTTGCTATTGCTCCTAACGCTAGTAGTGGGATTATATGTAGTGGCACTTCTCCTAGTATCGAGCCTTATAGAGCTAATTGCTATACTCACAAAACTTTATCAGGAAGCTATCAAGTTAAGAATAAATATCTTGAAAAAGTTTTAAAAGAAAAAGGATTAAAAGGTAAAAAGCTAGAAGAAACATGGAAAGATATAGCTGGTAGTAATGGGTCAGTACAACATTTAGATATTCTTACTGAAGAAGAAAAAGAAATATTTAAAACTGCAAATGAAATAAATCAAATATGGATTGTTGAACATGCATATCAACGACAACAATATGTATGTCAAGCACAATCTGTAAACTTATTCTTTACTTTACCAAAAGCAACAGAGGGTCAAGGAATACATGATGATTATATGCAATATGTAAATGATGTTCATTGGTATGGTATGAATAAACTTAAATCACTCTACTATTTTAGGTCTAACGCAGCTAGAAATGTAGAAAATGTAAACATTAAAGTTCCAAGAATCAAGTTAGATGATGTGGAATGTATAGCCTGTGAGGGATAATATGATAAAAGAAAAATTATATGATGCTTTGTATGATAGATATAAAGCAAAACAATCAGAAGCTTTATGTAATATACAAGTATATTTTAGACAAGGGGTTGGAGTATCTGACCATCCTAACACAGTAAAAACTGTAGCTAAATTAATTGAAGATTATGCAGATGCAACTGAACATTTAAAAATATTAAAGGAGAATAGATATGAGTTTGTTGGGCAATAGAGATTATTATAAACCATTTGAATATCCATGGATGTTTGATTATTATGTATTACAAAATCAAATGCATTGGATGCCGGAGTCTGTGCCTTTACATACAGATGTAAAAGACTGGCAAGAACTTACAGACAAAGAAAAAAATTTACTTACACAAATATTTAGATTATTTACCCAATCAGATGTAGATGTAGCTAGTGGGTACATTGATAAATATATGCGTACATTTACAAAACCAGAAGCAAGAATGATGATGTCATCTTTTGCTAACATGGAATCAATACATCAACATGCGTACAGTCTACTACTAGATACTGTAGGTATGCCTGATATAGAGTACAAAGCTTTTGCTGACTATGAAGAGATGTCAGATAAACATGATTATGTTTCTAACTTTAAACCTACTAAGTCTGATAAAAGAACTATAGCTAAAACTCTAGCAGTTTATTCTGCTTTTACTGAAGGCTTACAACTTTTTAGTAGTTTTGCAATTTTATTAAACTTTCCTAGATTTGGTAAGATGAAAGGCATGGGTCAAATAGTAACCTATAGTATTAGAGATGAATCTATGCATGTAGAAGCTATGACTAAATTATTTAGAGAGTTTATCCAAGAAAACATAGAGATATGGACTGATGATTTTAAAAAAGAACTATATGAAATATGTAGACAAATGGTTACACTTGAAGATAAGTTTCTTGATTTAGTATTTGAAATGGGAGACTTACAAGGACTAACTAAAAAAGATATGTACGCTTACAATAGATACATAGCTGATAGAAGATTACTTCAGCTTGGTCTTAAAACTAATTATAATCAAAAAGAAAATCCTCTTGGTTGGATTGATGAAGTTATGGGAGTAGAACATCAAAACTTTTTTGAGGGTAGAGCAACTACATATATGAAAGCTGGACTTAGAGGAAGACAAGATAATATTACATTTGCAGGATTTGAATAATGAAAAGAGAAGAAGCTACTTTAATAGGTTATAAACTTTTATATAACAGGTCAGGTAAATTAATTACTGAAAGAACATCTACAGATATAAAAAAATTAAAACCTTATTTTACAAAACAAGAATATGCTACACTACAAACTGTAATTAGAGAAGGAACAATAAAATTAGATAACATTCATAATTACATAGAAGCTAATTTAAATGCAAGGATAATGACAGATTAATGAAATGGGCTAGTTTACTATTAGGATTATTAACATTACCTTTAATATTTAATCTTACACCTTTAGAGGTTATGAGGTTAAAAACCTTTGATGCTTTTGTACAAACACCAGAACCATCTGGTAACTTTGTAATCTTAAATATAACTGAAGAAGATGTACAAAAACGAGGTGGTTATCCTTTTCCTAGACAAGACCTTGCAGAAATACATAGACAACTACTTAATGAAGGTGCATTAGGGGTTGGTTGGGTTATATTATTTCCACAACCAGATAGGTTTGATGGAGATAAAATATTTGGACAAATGTTAAGTTATGCTCCTAGTGTATTAGCTATGCCAGAGTTTGATAATGGAGAGTACCCTAAAACTCATGGTACTGTTATACTTGGACCAAATGTAGAATTACCAAAAGCTAAAGGATTTTTACAAAACATACCAGAGCTTCAAGAAGTATCAGCTCAAGGTGCTGTATCTGCACCAGTAGATGTAGATAATTTAGTAAGAAGATTACCATTATTACAACAAACACCTGATGGTTGGGTTGCTGCTTTTGGCACAGAAGTTTTAAAAACATTAGTTGGCTCTAATACATATCAAATAAAAACAAATGAGAATGGTATTGAACAAATAAGAGTTAGAGGACTAGAGCCAATATCAACAGATAGTCTTGGTCGTAAGTGGATAAGTTGGGTAGATACTTCACAAACTACACTATCTGAAATGAATGTTGCAGGTAAGTTTGTATTCGTAGGTGTTACTGCAGAGGGGGTAATGCCTACTTTAGCCACACCAAATGGGCTATTAGAGCCTCACAAGATACAGGCTGCCCTTGCAGAAAGTATTTTGATTAACTCTCCGTTCATACCAGACTATAGATTATTTGTGGAGCTACTAATATTATGCATTTCAGGATTACTTGTCGCATTTGTAATAAATCGTTTTGGTATTACCATGGGATTACTATCAGCAGGAACATTGATTATTTCGATAGCTGGATTAGGTTACTATTTTATATTACGAGGATTTTTAATTGATGTAACTTGGAGTATGACAAGTATGACACTTTTAGCTACTCAACAATTTTATTTAAACTTTAGAACTCAATATAAATTAAGACAACAAATAAAGAAACAGTTTGAACATTACCTTGACCCAAGACAAGTAAAACAATTACAAGATAATCCGGAGTCTTTAAAACTTGGTGGAGAAAGAAAGGAATGTACAATTCTTTTTACTGATGTTCGTGGCTTTACTTCTCTTTCAGAAAAATTACCACCAGAACAAATTACAGATTTAATGAATAAGACATTAACTATACAAGCTAACGCAGTTAAAAAATATGGAGGAATGGTAGACAAATATATAGGCGATGCAATGATGGCTATATTTAATGCTCCTATTAGCGTAGATATGCATGAAGATAGAGCTATACTTGCAGCTATAGAAATAAAAAGAAAAATGAAAGAAGCTGACTTAGGTATTGACATTGGCATAGGAATTAATTCAGGTGTAGTTATGTTAGGCAACTGTGGTAGTAATGATAGATTTGATTATACTGCTATAGGAGATGCTGTTAATCTTGCTGCTAGATTAGAAAGTTCTACTAAAGAAGTTGGAGAAGATATTGTAATAGGTTATAATACTAAAAAGAATAGTGATATGAAATTAAAATTATTAAAACCTATATATGTAAAAGGTAAAGAAAAACCTATAACAATTTATACAATAGACTTGACAAATGATGTTTAAACACTATAATATAAATAAGGGTGTGCGAAAGGTCGGCACTCATAAACTTGCTTTATAAAAGGAGTTAATATGACAAATATAAAAGCATTTGGGCAGTTCAGCCCGTTCTCTGTTGGTTTTGATGAAATGTTTAATACATTGCAAAGAGCATCGACACCAGCATCAAACTATCCACCTTATAATATTATTAAAAAAGGTGAAGCATACTTTATTGAAATGGCAGTAGCAGGACATAAACAGTCTGATATTGAAATTGAAATAGAAGATAATACTTTAAGAGTCTCTGCAACTTATGGAGATAGAGATGATGATATAGAATTTGTTCACAAAGGAATTTCTGAACGAGGATTTTATAAATCATTTGCTCTTGCAGAGTATGTTGAAGTTAAAAAAGCTAAGATGTCTGATGGTATTCTAGTAATTGAACTAGAAAAAAACATACCAGAAGAGCAAAAGCCTAAAAAAATTAAAATTTCTAGGTAAAAATAGCTAAATCCTCTCAGAGGCACGGAGAAGCCCGTGGTTAAATAATAGGTCTTTTTGAAGCAAAGGTATTAACTACCCTCTAAATGTTTAACCTAGGGCATCCTGTGAGGTCAATTTTTTAAAAATGACTATAATTATTAATAACTGCAAATGTTAGACCTACATTCATAGCAGTTATATAATTTTTACTACCATTTCTTGCCATAAAAGTACCAAGCACAGCTTTGTGTAATATTAATTGTTCTAACTCTGGTCTATCAGGTAAAAGAGGATTAGCTTCTTTACAGGAAAGACATCTTTTCATACCTTCATAAGTTGTATAAACATCTAAAACATTAAAAGTCCAATAAGTTATTAACTGTGCTTTTGTAGGAGGTTCATTGTAGTCTCCTAAATTTAATAATTTAGTTTCTGGTGGTATATATGCAGCAGGTTGTTCAGGTAATGTTAAATCTAGTTCAGCCTGTAAACTTATTCCAAATAATAATAGACATAAATATTTCATTTTAATTTCCTTGTTTAATTGTTATGGTAGAAGAACCACCACCATTTACTATAATTTGTGTACTCTTTCCATTTTGTATAAGTATAACAGTATAAGAACCAGTTTTGTCTAAATCTAATCTTACTGTATCTTCTAATGATTTTAAGAAAGTTATTATATTATCTGTAGCAAAAGTATTAACTTGAGTATTAGAATCAAATCCCATACTTGTTCCTTTTAAATCTAAATTAGTCTTTAACAAAGTTTCTGTTTGGTCTAACTCATTTACATCTTGTATTATGTCTAACAAGTCTTCAAGAAAGTTTACATCTAAATAATTTATATCTAA